AACTTAGCCACTACTTTGATTGCGAGAACCTGTTCGACTTCATCTATATCGACGGAAGCCACATCGCACGTGATGTGCTGACCGATGCGTGCATGGCTTGGCCCTTGCTCAAACAGGGCGGCATCATGGTGTTTGATGACTATCTGTGGGGCGAACCACGCGACATCCTGCATCGTCCGAAGCCAGCAATCGACGCATTCGTTAACATCTTCGCTGAAGAAGTGGACATGGTCCACATGGGTTATCAACTGATCGTGAGGAAGAAATAATGGGTAAGGGTAAGAAAGCTAAGACCGCAGCAAGCCAAGTGAAGATCACGCCGAAGCGTGCGCCCTATCGCTGCACTTGCAACACGTGCGGCATGAGTTGGATTGGTGGGCTGACCTACCACTGCGACCACAACAACTACGTGGAGACGGACATCTAATGCCACTGCTAGATCGTAAAATGCGTAAATGGACACCAGAAATGGAACGCGAACTGGTGAACCTGTGGGATTACGGTGTTCATAGGAACGAGATAGCCGAGCGTATGGGTCTAACTGTCGCAGCAGTTGAAGGCCGCTACTACGTGCTGAAGAAACGGAAAGAGCAAGCAAATGTCTGATGAAATCAAAGTAACGCCGAACGATCCGGCATATAAAATCCCAACGATGATGATCGCCACCCCCATGTATGGTGGGATGTGTACTGGGGCCTATGTGCAGGGCTTGCTCTTCACGATGGCAAAGATGCGCGAAGTGGGCGTAAACTGCTTCTGGTGCCAGATCACCAACGAGAGCCTCATCACCCGTGCCCGCAACGAACTGGTGCGTATCTTCCTTGAGAAGGAGATCGACTACCTTCTGTTCATCGACGCCGACATTGGCTTCGACCAGAACGCTGTGGCTATGCTGCTGGCAGGGGACAAAGACATCGCTTGCGGCATCTACCCCAAGAAGGAAGTGAACTGGGATAGCGTCAAGAAGGCAGCACGTGCGGGCAAGGACGACTTGCAGGACCATGCGGGCGCATTCGTGTTCAACATGATCGGCAACGAGCACCAAGAGACAGACGAGGATGGCTTCATCGAGGTGCGGCATGGCGGCACGGGCTTCATGCTTATCAAGCGTCAAGTGTTCCTTGACCTGATGCCTCATGTCCCAACTTATCGGGTGTCATCCTTCCGTGACCCTGACAGCGGCGAGTATATCAAGCCGCTCACTCATGAATTTTTCGCAACAAGTATCGACGATAGCGGAGCGTTGCTGTCGGAGGATTATCACTTCTGCGAACTATGGCGGAAGCACGGCGGCAAAATCCATGCCCACCCGTTCATCCGTCTCACCCACACCGGCACGTACACCTACGATGGTGACATCCTCAAGTCCGGTGGAAACCTGAAGTAAGGAGCAAATGAAATGGCAAGGAAAGCAAACAAAGCAGCAGAAATCCTAGAGTTGTTGAACGCAGGTGTCCCCTCTGGGAAAATCGTTAAGCGTCTGAAGGCCAGCCCCAGCTACGTCTGGAAGCTGAAGAAAGAGATGGCGCATAAGCAGGAAGAAGTCGCTAAGGAAGAGATCAAGGCACCCCTTAACCCGGTGGAGAAAGTCCTCACCAGCCGTTCCAACGCTGACGAAGACCCCCTTGGTAAGCTCTTAGATCAGCGCGCAGGCCAGTACGGTAGCTTCATGGCAAGTGCGAACGTCGCCATCCGGCTCAAGGGTGTCATGCACAACGCGATTGCGCAGCAGGACTTGCACCTCGCACCTGACCAATTGCTGGCGCTCGATATGATCGCAGTAAAGATTAGCCGCCTTCTGACGGGTAACCCGTCACACAAAGATAGCTGGGTAGATATCGCTGGCTATGCAAAGCTGGTCGCTGACCGGCTCCAAGGAACCGTAAGATAGGAGGGAATTATGGGTATCTTTAATCCATGGGGTGAAGTGCGTGAACTGAAAGCCAAGCTGGCTGAAGCTGAGAAAACCTACGTGAAGCTGACCAAGCAGATCGAGAAGCTGGAGTTCGCCAACAAGGAAAACTCACGCGAAATCAACATGCTTGAGAATGAATTGAAGGCGACCAAAGCTGCCTTGGTGGAAGCCAGCAAGAATGATACACGTGACGACAAAGGCCGATTCACGAAAGCTAAAAAATAATGCCAGCATGGTCGTACAGCAGTATCAAAACCTTCGAGCAGTGCCCGAAGAAATACTTCCACCTCAAAGTGGCAAAGGACGTCAAGGACGAGCCCGGAGAGGCGGCAGAATACGGTACTGCTGTACACCTTGCAGCAGAAGAGTTCATCCGGGATGGCAAACCTGTCCCTGAGAAGTTCAGTTTCATGCGCCCGATACTTGAGCCATTGGCAGCCAAGCCGGGGGAAAAGCACACCGAGTTACGGCTCGGCGTCAAGCGTGACTTGACAGGTTACGAGCCCTGCTCCTTCTTCGCCAAGGATGTCTGGTATCGTGGCATCGTGGACTTGCTGATCCTCGACGGTAACAAAGGCTGGATGGTCGATTACAAGACCGGCAAGAGCGCCAAGTACGCAGACATGAAGCAGCTAGACCTGATGGCTGGGGCCTTGTTCATCAAGTACCCAGAGCTTCAAACCATCAAGTCGGCACTGGCCTACGTGGTTAGCCAAGAGTTTCCGAAGAAGACCCACAAGCGCGAGCATCTCGATAAGTATATGTCCGTGTTTGAAGATCAGCTTTACCTGCTCGACGCGGCTATGGATAATGGTGTATTTAACGCCAAGTCGAGCCCGCTTTGTGGTTGGTGTCCTGTCACCGCCTGCGAGCATTGGAAGCCGAGGAGGAAGTGATGCCACGCAATTACAAGCGCGAGTACGAGACTTACCAAGGTAAGCCCGAACAGATTAAGAACCGCGCTATGCGCAATGCAGCCCGTGCCAAGATGGTGAAGGCTGGCAAAGCCAAGAAGGGTGACGGCAAGGATGTCGGCCATGTGGTAGCCCTCGACAAGGGTGGCAGCAACAAGTCCGGCCTGCGTATGGTTAGCAAATCGGCCAACCGTTCGTTTGATCGGGACGCTAAGAAAAACTTGATTTCAGAGACCAGTCCGAGAGAGCGTAAGAAAAAATAATCGTACCAAGGAGCAAACTGGTGCAGATCGTTGAAAACAAAGCGTTGCTGGTCAACGCACAGGACCCGTGTCTCATCACGGATAACATCCACAAAAGCACGGAAGTGCGCGAAGGCGTCCTTGTCAAATGGGGACACAATGAAGCCGAAATCCTAGCGCAACTAGGATTTGCTGACACACCGTCGCCCATGCTCAAGAGCTATGAATGGACGGGTAAGTTCGAGCCGTTCAAGCACCAGAAGACCACCGCATCCTTCCTCTCGCTGCGTCGCAAGGCGTTCTGCTTTAACGAGCAGGGGACAGGCAAGACCGCCAGCGTTATCTGGGCAGCCGACTATCTGATGAAGCGTGGCCTTGTGAAGCGCGTCCTCGTGCTGTGTCCGCTCTCGATTATGAAGTCCGCGTGGCAGCAGGACCTGTTTAAGTTTGCCATGCACCGCTCGTGCAGCGTGGCTTATGGTGACGCCAAGGCGCGCAAGAAGATTATCGCTGCCAACGCTGAGTTCGTCATCCTGAACTTCGATGGACTGGCTGTGGTGCGTGACGAGATTGCCAACGGTGGGTTCGACCTGATCGTGGTAGACGAGGCCAACGCCTACAAGAACCCCACGACAAACCGCTGGAAAATCCTCAATCGCTTGGTGCGTGACACCGATCCCCGGCTCTGGATGCTGACGGGTACGCCTGCTGCGCAGTCACCAGTTGACGCCTACGGCTTGGCCCGCATGATGGACCTGCCGGGTTGCCCCCGTTACTACACGGTTTTCCGTGACACAGTGATGCGCAAGGTGACCCAATTTAAGTGGGAGCCCAAGGCCAACGCCCAAGCTGTGGTGCATAAGGTTCTCCAGCCTGCGATCCGCTTCGAGAAGAAGGATTGTTTGGACCTACCGACAGTCACGCACATCGAGCGCGAGGCACCGCTCACCCCGCAGCAAAAGAAGTATTACGCCCAACTTAAGAACCAGTTATTGTTCGAAGCCAGTGGCGAGGAAGTCAGCGCGATCAACGCGGCAACCAAGCTCAACAAGCTGCTCCAGATCAGCGGAGGCGCGGTCTACACGGATACTGGTGAGGTGTTAGAGTTCGACGTGTCGAACCGGCTGAACGCCGTACTGGAGGTCGTCGAGGAAGCCAGTCACAAGGTGCTGGTCTTCGTACCCTTCACGCACACCATCGAGCTTCTGCGCGCCCGCATGGAGAAGGAAGGCATCACGTGTGACGTAATTAACGGGAAGGTGCCAGTCAATCGGCGCAGTGATATCGTTGATCGGTTCCAGCGTGAGCCGAACCCACGCGTCCTTCTGATCCAGCCCAAGGCAGCCAGCCATGGTCTGACGCTCACAGCGGCTGATACTATCATCTGGTACGCCCCCACAACTAGTGTTGAAACCTATTTGCAAGCCAACGCACGCATTGATCGCGCAGGCCAAAAGAACGCCATGACGGTGGTCCACATCAAGGGAAGTCCCGTAGAAGAGCGGCTTTACGCCATGTTGCAGGGCAACATCGACAACCATCAAAAAATTATTGACTTGTACCGACAAGAACTTGACAATGTATAGGCACCTACATAACGTAGGGCCATAACAAAGGAGCAAACCAATGTCAGACAAACTACCCGTAGAGAAACTTGTGTCCGCGTATCGCAAGCTGCGCGCTGCGATTGCCGAGGAAGAGGAAGCCTTTGAAGCTAAGGTTGCCGACCTCAAGGAGAAGCTGGACTACGTGTCCAACGAACTGCTGGAGTTCTGCCGTGAGCAGAACGTGGATAGCGTGAAAACGCCCGCAGGGACCGTATCTCGCCGCGTGCAGAGCCGTTACTGGACCACTGACTGGGACCAGATGTACGACTTCATCGAGAAGAACAACGCACCGTTCCTGCTTGAGAAGCGCATCCACAACGGTAACATGAAACAGTTTCTGGAGGAGAACCCGGACGCTCTTCCAGTCGGCCTACAGGTCGATAACAAGTACGTAGTCCACGTCCGCAAACCCACAGAAAAGTAAGGAGCAAACGATGAATGACGAATTAGATGAGTTGTTTCGTAGCGATTATTCGCCAACGTCTAACATCATGCTGCGCAAATACGCACTTGAGAAGGCGATCAACACGCTGACGAGGCAGCCTACAACCCACACCCCGCAGGACATCGTGCATGTCGCGGAAATCTTTTACCAGTTCCTCAAAGGAGAGACCAAGTGAGTAACCTGACTATTTTCGAGCAGCCCGCAGAGGGCAACTTTGTACGCCGCGAGTCGCGTCGTCTGGACCGCGTTGGCGGTGGCGGTTCTACCATGCGCCGTATCAAGCTCAGCAACGCACGCACCTTCAAGCGTGTCGTGAACGGTGAAGAGATCGGTAAGGCCGTCGAGAAGCAGCTTGACGTTATCATCGTCGATTGGCTGGCTGACGCGAGCCGCAAGTTTTACGCTGGTGCGTACGACAAGGACGCCAAGGCCACGCTGCCTGATTGCTGGTCGAACCTCGGTGACAAGCCAGAACCGGGCGCACGTAACCCGCAGTCCGATAGCTGCATCTCATGCCCGCAGAACATCAAGGGCTCTGGCACCAACGGTAGGGGTAAGGCTTGCCGCTACGAGCGCCGTCTCGCTGTGCTGGTGGCAGGTGATCCGTCGGGTCAGGTCTATCAGATCGCCATCCCGGCTGCGTCGCTCTTTGGTACCAACAACGGCAACGTCTATGGCTTTGAGGGCTATGTTAAGTTCCTGACTGCCAACAACGAAGCGCCCGACACGGTGGTTACCAGCATCATCTATGACGCTGACGCCGATACGGTGAAGGTTGGCTTCAAGGCGACACGTCATCTGACTGCGCAGGAATCTGCCCTTGTGGACGCTGCACAGGACGACCCGAACACCGAGAAGTATATCATGCTGACAGCGGCTGCCATGGATGGTGCCAAGGCGCTTCCGGCTCCGGTTGAGCAACCATTGATTGCTGCGGCTCCCACCGAAGCTCCGGTCAATCCGTTCGGTGATGACGATGAAGACGAAGTTGAAGAGGCTCCGGTCAAGCGCGTCGTTAAGAAGGAAACGGTTACTGCCGCGCCGAAGCCCGAGCTTAAGGAAGCTCTGGGTGAATGGCTTGACGATGATGAGGACTAAGTAATGCAAGGTTACACCATCCGTGTAGCCAAGGCGATTGAAGCCGCTGACGGTAGCCTCCTAGGTGTGAAGCTCGGACGTTTGTGTATCGACCACGATATCGGCGTCGCTAAGATAGCTAAATACCTAGGGGTGACCCGCCCAACGGTCTACAGTTGGTTTACTGGCAAGTCGGAGCCGCAGGGGTCTTATGAAGATGCTGTGGCCCGGCTGGTCTATGAAATAACCGACGCCAACAAATAAGCCTTGGTAAAGTAGTAGTTTTTAGCGGGCGCTGCCCGCAACGGAGAGCATTTCCATGGAGCAAACTGACCTCTTGGACCTCGTACAGCCATCCGATGGGTGGTTCTGTATCGTAGGTATTAAGGGGCCGGGTGACGTTCGACAGGAGTTAGTTTCTACAAGGGAAGAGGTTGACGCACTGGCAGAGCAATATGTCGCAGATAGACGTAACGTCTTCTTCGGCCTAGCCAAGTTCGCAACGAGGGAGAACCGCACCAAGGAGAATGTCCGGGCGCTCAAGGCGTTCTGGCTCGACATTGACTGCGGAGAAACCAAAGCAGAGGTCAACCCTGACACGGGACGACCTGACGGGTACATCGACCAAGCTACCGCTATACAGGCGCTCAAGGAGTTCTGCACCACTGTTGGCCTACCAAAGCCGACGCTAGTGAACTCAGGGGGCGGGCTACACGTATACTGGCCGCTTACGGAGGAGATCACACGGGCTGAATGGGAACCCGTGGCAGAGCGATTCCAAGAGGTATGCCGCACGCAGAACTTCCATGTGGACGACAAGGTTTTTGAGGTTGCGCGTGTTTTGCGCATCCCGGGGACCTATAACTTCAAAGGAGCAACGCCACGTCCGGTCCACATCATGACCGTCGGCAAGACCACAACACTAGAAGATTTCCGGCGCATTCTGGGCGTCAAGGATAAGCCCAAGCGGTCTATCTTTGATGAGAACTACGAGCCAACCCCACGGGAACTGGCGCGTCAGAACGGCATTGGCTTCAGCTTCAAGCGCATCATGAGCCGTACAGCTAACGGTGAGGGATGTAACCAGCTTGCTTATGCGTACCAGAACCGGGCTGATATCAGCTACTACGAGTGGTTCTACGCGCTGTCTGTGGCTGCCATGTGCGAAGACGCGGACAAAGCTGTCCATATGATGTCGGATGGGCATCCTGATTACGACCCTGACACGGTTGATAAGAAGGTAGCTACCATCCGCAAGGCGACTAGCTGTGCCAAGTTTAAGAGTGTGAACCCGGGACTTTGCGAGGGCTGCCCGCACTTCGGTAAGATTTTAGGACCGAAGGAACTGGGTAAGGTCATCAAGGAAGCTACGGACCCAGTTGTAGTCGTCGAGACGGACGAAGGCGAAGAGGAAGCGATCCTGATCCCGCAGTACCCCAAGCCCTATTACCGGGGCGAAGGCGGCGGTATCTGGTGGAATCCAGCGGGCAAGAAGTCTGATGAGGACGAAGAGGCGGAGCCGATGCTGGTCTATGAGTATGACTTGTATCCGGTGAAGATCATGAACGACACCATCGACGACAACGTGGTGCAGTTCCGGGTCCATCTCCCGCACAACAACCTTAAAGAGTTCACCGTCCCCATGCGGAACGCGCTGGACCCGACAGAGTTACGCAAGGCGCTTACTGGGAAAGGCGTAATTTGCATTGGCAAACAGCAGAACCATCTATTGGCCTTCACAGCGTTAATGCTGAAGGACCTTCAGATAAAATATAAGGAGCAAGTCATGCGGCAGCAGTTTGGGTGGGCCGACAAGAACAGCAAGTTTGTCATCGGCAGCCAAGAGATCAGCGTAGATGGGGTTGCGTATTCGCCCCCGTCCAAAACGACCTCGAAGCTCGCCAAGTTCATGGGGCCTGTGGGCTCGTTCGATAAGTGGAAAGAAATCTGGGCGCTCTACGGGACAGTTGGGCTTGAACCCCATGCCTTTGCCGCGCTCAGCGCCTTTGGCTCCCCATTGCTGCGCTTTCTGAACCAGACAGGGGCAGTCATTAACCTGTTCAATCCATACTCAGGCACCGGTAAGACCACCGTGCTCAACATGATTAACAGCGTATACGGACACCCCAAAGAACTGCGTCTGAAGCAGGACGACACGCCCAATGGTCGTTTGCAGTGGGTGGGTATCCTTAACAACCTCCCGGCTACGATGGACGAACTGACCAACATGAAGGGCAGCGAGTACTCGGACTTCCTCTACGCCTTGTCGAACGGCAAGGGCAAAGAGCGCATGATGGCTGGCACGAACGAACTACGCGAGAACAACACCACGTGGCAGAGCATTACGGTGGCTACGTCCAACGCATCCTTCGCAGAAAAGCTGACGGTGGATAAGCTGCGCCCCGAGGGGGAGCTAATGCGCCTCATTGAGTACCCCATCAATAAGCTCGATGTGCTGAACTCGACCCATGCCAAGCAGATGTTCGATAAGGACCTGTTCCATAACTACGGCCATGCCGGGGTGCATTACGCTCGGTATGTGCTTGAGAACATGGAGCGCATCCAGCGCCGCTGCGACAACCTGCAAGCCAAGATTGACCGGGAACTGGGTCTGGAACCCAAGGAACGCTTCTGGTCAGCCACGATGGCAGCTAATATCGCAGGGGGTCTGACGGCTCGGGACTGTGGCTTGATCGAGTGGGATATGACCCGCATTTATAATTATGCCTGCGGCCTGATCGACGACCTGCGCAAGAACGGCGTGACTCCAGTGGATGACGTGCGCCAAACGGTTGCTGACTATCTGTACCGCCATATGCAGAACATTCTGGTGGTGAACGGGGAAGTGGACCGCCGGACCAATATGCAGTCGGCTCCTGTGCGCGAACCAAAGGGTGAGTTGCTGGTGCGTATCGAGCCGGACACCAAGCGGATGTTCATCATCGCTAAGTCGTTCCGGGAATACTGCGTCAAATACCAGCTTAACTACAACGAAACCATCAAGAAGCTAGAGACAGAAGGGCGCATCATCGAGAAAAAGGGCGTCCGTCTATCCAAGGGTACCGCCGTTAGCGGGGAACCGATCCACTGCTTGTGGTTCAAAATCGACGACGACTTTATCGACACCGCCCCTTACGAAAACGCTGAAAAGGCAGATGCAGATTGAGGGTGTAACCTATCAACTTGACTGGCGGAGGTTCAAAAAGGGGACCTCCGTCTTCTTCCCATGCCTAGACTATGACCGCGCTCAGGCACAACTAATGGTGGTCGTAAACCGCTTGGGGGCCAAGGTATTGATAAAACGAACCATCGAAGATGGTGTTAGGGGTTTACGAGTGTGGCGAATGTAAGTATGTAGGCCACACTAGTGTTGATGGATGCTCCTCCGCTGGTAGGAAAGTTTGCTCCTTTCCGATGTACCTAGACCCCCGTAGTCCCAAGCTGCGGGGGTCTTTTACTGCTCCTTCTTTACGGAGTTATATACGTAATTGAACGCGCTGTAGAGCTCGGTTTTCTCAGCTAAATATTGATCCAGCACTACCTTTTCATCCCCCTTTGAGAACTCATTGGGGTTATCCTTCATGTACTTCAGGACCTCGCGCTGCTCTTTGTTGATCTTATCGAGTTCCTTATCCACGATCTGGTAGGCGTCGATGACACGTGGGTCAGTATCCAAGAAGAACTCAGCACCCTGCGCTTCTTGCTGTTCAGGCGTGAGCTTGCTCAACCGGTTCATAATCTGCCGGACATTGCTGGAGTTCTCGAAGTATTTGGTCTGGGCCGAATATTCGCCGCCTGTACCCACAAAGCTACGCACGCCCGGGATATCTGCCGCGCCTTCTGCCGCTGGGAGACCGGCCACCTGCTTACCAAGCTGATAAGGACCACCAAGCCAGCCTTCGATGATGTGGCGATAGATTTCTGGTTGGAAATCAAATTTACCCTTAACAGCTTCGGAACCACCAGTGATATCGTTCATGGTGCGAGCCAGCCATTTCCAACCTTCACCCGTAGTCGGACGACCAAGCTCAGAAGCTGGGGCTGCGTCAAACTGGGCAGATTGGTAGATCGGGCCCCCGAAGAAGTTCCGGTTCGCAACGGCTTCTGCAAATGGCTTACCAACCAGCGGGGTAATCGCCACAAGGGCAGACGGTGCATCCGCCTGCGGAACGCGGACAGGAGAAGCCACGCTCGCAGCACCAAACAACAAGTCGCTCGTTACGTCACCCGTCGAAGCGTTACCCAGCATCAGATCACCGATGCGGTTTCCGACAAACTTGAAATAGCCCAGCATCGGGTCGATTGGCACTTTAACGTA